CCCCAAGCGAGTCTTGTCATGGATAACCCTCCCTAGCCTCGACTCTTGAGTCTTGCACGCCTTTGCTCATTCAATGCACGATTACGTGCAGCAATTTCATTTGGAGACATCTTTTTCTGCGGGCCATTCTTCAAGTTAATTACACGGATCAATGTAAACAGTCGATTCAAATGCCAATATTGACACTCAAAAGGAATGTTTAGAGCAACCATCCAATAATAGATGAGCTCTGCCGTGATAACTTCCTTGTTTCTGGGAGTATGAACATTCTCGTTGAACCAAGTAGCAGTCATCTTAGAGTTGATGTACTTGTTAACTTCATCAAAATTGTCCGAAGTCAGTCTTGAGTATACATCAGACGGAATGCCAGTGGAAATTGTCATACATCTGATGTACGCAATTACTTCAGCGTTAGTCTTTTCCTCAGAACCAAGGAAAGGCTTTTCAAATTCTGACTCCCATTTTGACAGAGAAACCAGAGAGTGCTCGAGATCGAGGATTGTCTCCTCGGAAGTTACAAACTCTTGTTTTGTTTCGTCGAAGAGTTCGACTCCTGGTACAATAATTGTGAGCACTCTCTGGCCTCCTGTCTATTTTAGGACTAAGCAGTCCGGACGAACGACCAGTCGTCGTCAGAGTTCGCCGTGAACTTGTACAGACCGCTGGCCGGGCGAGCCTTGATGACCAGCGAAGCACCGGTGGTACCCGCAATGGTGACGGTACCGGTGGGAACAACGGCGTTGGTGTCGGCACGGTAGTACGTGACACCGGTAACGGCCGGGATGGTGATGACGCCAGTTGCCGACACGAAGGTCGGCTCCACCGGGGTAACGGCCGTCTGAGCACCGGAGAACATCCCGATGACCTCGTCCGGCAGAGGAAGGCGAGGCGAAGTGCCGGCCGTCCCATACAGAGCGTCCTCGAGAGCCTGGAGGTTCGCCTCAGTGACCTTGGTCGAATCGATCGTGAGGAGAGCAGTGTTCTTGAGGCCAGTCACCGGAACGCCGGTGGTCGTGAAGGCCCAGGAGAAGGAAAGGGCCTCAGGAGTATCGTTGACCGTAGCGTAAGCCCTCTCAGACGGAGCTGCCTTGGCTCCATAAAGAAGGTGCAGCTTGTAACCGTATTCGTCTGCGACGAGGTCATTACCCAGCTTGGTACGGTACGAAAGACCAAACAGCTTACGAGTCTGCTGAGCAACGTAAACGCCCGCGTTCTGGATGGACGTACCATCACACTGAGCAAACTCCTCCGGGTAGGTGTAAGCCTCGATAGTTCCGCCAAGCTCCTCGGTGGAGATGAGGTTCAGGTACTTGATGTTATCTGCATAAATCGGAGTAGCCTCGGCACCAGACGGAGACTCGGTGACGGTCGTGAGACCATTCCAAGCATATCCGGCGTCGTAGACTCCCCCGTTAGGGATGTAGAGAACACCACGGTCGACGCCAGTCTCGTAAAGACGCGCACCGTCCTGATCCCAAAGAACTCGAGTCATTGCTTTGTCTCCTTAGAAGAAGATGTTGAATACATCATGGTTGAGATTGTCTGCTGTATAGAATCTAACGAACAGACACAACGGTAAAGCAGCGACCTTTGTTGGGATCGCACTGTCAGGATTTTCGTCAATGACGGTTACTTGATACCGAGTCATGTTAGAATACGGTAGATTGTCAGCAAACTTAGTCTCAGAAAGATCTCGCTTGTAGACGATGCATGGATACTTCAGCACGATGTTGGTAGGTGGCTGAAAATATACATTGTTGGTCCCTAGAATCTCAGACAACAGGGTCTGGAGCTCGGAACGTGGGGCCATTATAAACACCTCCCAACCGCAACAGGAGGCGGGGGCTCTGCACTTCGACTGACTCAACAGTCCACAAAACCCCCGCCCACTGAATATAGCGGATGGCAAAGAAGTGTTCGTTGGCATATGCATCGGCTACGATGCTGATCGAATTGCCTACGGAAATATCGTCATTGAGAAATTCTCCTGATTGAAGCCTTCGTGTGTTGCGAACTACATCGCCATAGTAGTCATACTCAACGATTTCATCCACCCACACTCCAGATCCAGCTGGAGACTCGACGCTTTCTCCGTATCCGACCTTACCGAAGAACTTTGCCATCGGGCGTCCGCCTGTCTAGGACTAGTCGCGCGTGAAGGTCCACTCATCGTCGTTGTCGTTAGCGAAGAAGTACGAATCGCTAGCCGGGACGGCCTGAACCAGGAGCGAGGCACCAGAAGCGAGAGCCGTCTGAGCACCAGCGGTAAGAGTATCGCCAGCACCGTTCTTGTAAACAACGCCGGTGACAGTCGGGATCGTGATGACACCAGTAGCCGAGTCGAAGCCAGGCTCAGTCGGGACAACCAGAACAGCTGCCGGGTTGGCAGTCTTGCGGATGACCAGAGCAGACTTGATCTTGGTGAGAGCTCCGGAGACGCGAGTCTCGATCAGGTACTTCTGCTGGTTGTAGTCGATGTCGAAGTCATCGAACATGTTGACCTCGCCACCGCTATCCGCACCGATGGTGTAGTCCTGCAGGTTGACGATGATGCCGATCAGGTCAGCCTCGTCCTCCATGACCTCGACCGGAACGACAGCAGCAACGCGAAGGTCAGAAGCGACCTCGTCGAGGTTGCGGTAGATACGGCGACCGAGGGTATCGCGCTGGAGCAGGAACGACGTGATGACCGTCTCACTGGTGTAGAAGGTCGGGGTACCGCTACCCTTGAAGAACTTCCGACCCGCAAGGACAGCGTCCACAATCTCGCCCGAGTTGCCCTGAGGAGTGGTGTTCGTGTCACCAGTGTTGACCCAAAGAGTCGTAGCGAAGAGCTCGTGCTCCTTGGCAATGGGGCGAATGTTCTGCTCGTTGATCTTGTCAGCGTGGGCCACATCACGACCATCACCGATAAGGATCGCACGCGCGAGCTCCTCCTCGAGCATCATGCGCATCTCAGCCTTGAGCCACGCAACGACGTCGAAGCCCGTGATGTCGACGATGTCATCACGGTCGAGCTTCTGCTTCTTGTAGATCGTGGTAGGAGTCGTGGTTCGCGAAGCAAGACCGAAGAACTCCTCGCGCTTGAGGGTTCCCTTGACGTAACCCTTGGCCCGAGCGTCCTCATAGGTGAGGTCGGCAGTCACAGTCTTGATTCGGGAGAACGGCGAGTGCCGAGTCCCACTCATGACACCGGCAACCCACTCGGTACGACGCTTGTCGAACTCCGGAGTGTTGTTCAGGAGCTGAGCATCGGGGAAGAGAAGCTCGATGTCGTTGATGCCGTGAGCAAGGGCAAAGTCCTCGACCGCATCCTTGAGCGAACCGTTCTTCTTGGCGGCGGCAACAATACCGGCCATGTCGTCGTGCGAGAGGGAGTACTTCTCGGGGCTAGCAGTCTTGTCATCCTCGAAGACGTTGCGGGCCATTTCAGATCCTTCCTTGTGCTCGAGGTTACCCTCGTCGCTGTCGGTGGTTGCAGTGCTGTTGTCGTTGTCGTCGATTTCAGAGTGCTGTGCTGCCGCGGCGGCCTTGTCATCAAGAGCCGCACCAATCATGAAGTGCAGAAGAGCCTTCTGGTCTTCATCCATAGAGTTGTAGACGTCCTGAAGAGTCGCATCGGACGAAAGAGCATGCTCGACAACAGACTCTTCGCCCTCCTCAACAACCGTCTCCTCGACAACCGCCTCTTCGACGACTGCCTCTTCAACGACAGGATCAGACTCCTCCTCAGGCTTGTCCTCGTGCTCAAGAGCAAGGCCGGTGTAGATGATAGCTTCGTCGTCCATCGGCTCGAACGAACCATCCGAGTGAGCGATTGTGACGTAGTCAATCAGAGCGCCCGGGTTGGCACCCGACAGGACGAGGCTTACCTCGCGGATTGCTCCGTGAATGACCTGCTTAGACCTCTCGACAAGCTGATTGGCATAGATCGAGAGAGCCTTGATGTCCTTGTGCTCGACGAGCATCTTTGCGTTCTTGCCAGCATCGGTGTTATTGAAGTAGCCGTAGCAGTAAACACCATCCTCACGATTTTCGAGGATTGCATGACCGAGAACGTTGGTGGGCTCATTGTGTCCGTGCTGCCAGACGAGAGGAACCGAAACGCCATCCTGCTCCTTGAAAGCATGAGGCATAATAGTTCGGCCGTCAGAACACTTGAGTCCAGCCTTGGTTGCGTAGCCGCTAAAGTCCGCTACCATTTTGACTGACTCCCTTCGGTGGTGTTGCAACGGCCTTTGCCGTCTGCTGTGATGATGAAACAGTTCCAGTAATTGCCAACGGAGCAACTGGATCTGGTCGAACTATTTCTCCTGGAATGGCCTTGTCCTTTGTCGGCATGTTCGGATTGCTGAGTTGATCAGCAGTCTTATCCTTCGACGGCTTAAGACCGATGTATCCTCGCATTTCGTTCTTAGAGACAACTTCATTCCGGATAAACTTATCAGCAATCTCAGCGATCTGACTGATAGGAACCAACTTGAACGGGTCGTGGAACCACTTGATGATCTGCTGCTGAGAACGAGCCGTCTTTGTAAGGAAAGATCGATTCATTGCCTCTACGATGGCGTCTAGGATCGGAGCGATAGTCCGGCTATTGTAATTCAGCATAGCTGCCTCAGAAGCCGTCCCATCCATGATCTCCTTAGTCAGACCCAGTTGACTGTAGAGCATCTCCGTTAGATACTCCACCTGAGCGAGGAGGTTGTTCTCGGCGGGCCGGTTAAGCTGAGTAATCTTCTCCGTGCCATCGGTATAGGCAATTCCATACTGACTATCCTTAAGCTGATACTCGATATCCTTCCGACGCTGCTCTGCCCTTTCACGAAGAGCCTCGGATTTGATAACGTATGGAAGCTGAACAATCAGATCCAGTTTACCGGAACCGCTCTGCTCATCAACTGCATCCAAAAGAGTCAACTTTCGAATAAGTCGTTGAAGAGTAGAATTCGGTTCATTCATCACCGAGTAAAGTGGATTCTCAACGATAGCTACAAACTTCTTCTCCAGAAGAATCTCCTGACGGATTCCCTTGTTCTCATTAAAGACATTAACACGAACATGCTTAGGGAACCACTGGACAATCTCTGCAACTCGCATAGACTGAATGTCGAATGCACCAGTAATCGATGGATTTAGCGTCGTATCGACTGGAACAATCGCAATGCATCCCTTATCGAAGAGAGTCATTGCAATGTCCTGTCGAAATGCTCGAGCCCCCTGATCAATGTTAGCTTCAACAGTCAGACAATAATTCAGATTACTACCGATATCTTCAATGTAACGATCCTGATCATCCAAACGAACGTGTCTGATATCGTTCTGAGCTACGTCGATTGCAAGTCGATTATAGATAGAGGAAATGATCGATCGCTCGTTGTAGAAACGAAGCCGAGCGCGGTCAGGTCGAGCCCCGTAACTAGACTGATAGCCTAGATCGGAGAGTGGATCATCTTGGTTTGTAAATGCATTCCAAGCGTGCTTCAAACGCGCAATGTAACCTGCCATAGGTCACCTCCTCTCTTTCCAGATGTCAAACACCTTCGATGACGGTTGGTTCCGGAGCAGGAAGTTCTATTCCAGTGAGCATGTTTACTGTAATTTTAGCTCCAACCAGACCTAGAATAAGTCCTGCTTTAATAGCACCAACTCGCCGACGCCGACGAGCATCTGCTGCCAATGCTAGTTCAACAGAGGACATCTTCTTTGTAGGAGCTTTCGTTCGACTGGAAGTAGATCGAGGCTTATCATTTCGTACACCCCAGCGCATTCCTTGAACCCCGAAATGCACCAGTTCTTCAAGTGGCGGCTTTTCTTGGCCTACAATCATTCGAAAGCCTCCTTGTTAGCCTTGTAGGCGACGTAAGCGTCCATAAGAGCGGACACGTTGTCGATCTTTTCATCCTGGCGCCTCTTGAGAAGTTTTCGGTTGCCGTTGGTATCCTCAAGAGTAATAGCATTACCCATAGCGAATGACATCAGAGCCTGATCAAATATGAGCATACGCTCGCCACTCAAGATCTTAAGTTCACCAAGAGGAACCGATTCGGTCTTTGCACCCTGGATGACTTTCTCAATTCCGAATGGTCCGTTCTCAGCCTCCCAGCGAGTCACGAACTCCTTCGCATTGTAAGGGTCGAACCCGAAGGCTCGAACATCATACTTCTGCTCTTGAATATATACGTCGAGATCTTCGTAGACCTCCATCATGTCAAGAACAGTTCCGTCAAGAACACAAAGGCTTTTCTCTTCGATGAATTGCTCATACTTATGGCGCATAGCACCAGGCAACTTCATCAAAGTTAGAGAAGTGATGTAGCTTCGTGTCTTGACACCAAACTTCCCATTCTTTAATGGGAAAAGGAATGTGAAGGCACAGAAGTCGTCACCTTGCGACAAGTCTGCGCCCATAGCGCATGGCAACTCCCAAAATTCACGGGGTCGATGCGGTAGGGTTTCTTCATAAGTGAAGAAGTATGTGTAACCCTCCATCGGAATTCCAAAGCGCTTCGCCAAAATATCGTTACGAGCAGCCGGAGCTTTCTCGGCACGCTCGACATCAAGCTGATAAGTCTCGTAGGTGACGGTAAGTCCGAGGTTAGGATTAGCTTTCAGCCACATGGCTGGGTCACCTACCTCCTCGATCTCATCAAGCTTGTAGTACCAGATCGAAACGTGAGGAGCTAGATACTCACCCTTAAGGATGTCTTCCAGCTCCATCTTGATCGTGTCTCCCGATCCGTTTCGAACCGTTCCCTCGGAACTGATGGCAACGATCAGGTAATCTTCGAGCTTAGAAGCTCCCTGTTCGACCGCACCAACAACATCCTCTCTAAGATCTCCAGACAACCATTCATCGATTGTCGAGACCTTTGGTCGGAGACCCTGAAGTTTATTAATAGACATCGGGCGAACCTCAACGATAGAACCGGTGAGGAAGTTCTCAATGCCCTTCTTAGTAGATGCTAGTTTTACACGCATGGCTCTAGAGCCAGTCGTATTCTGGAGTGATCCCTCTGTAAGAAACTGGAAGAGTGGGCCTCGTGCACGCGTAATGCTAGTACGCATGGGAGACATTACCTCTTCGGCCTGTTTCATTGTTGGAGCAGTAGTAATTTGATGCGTCGTAGATGTATCTACATTCAGAAAATATGACTGAATGCATGACGCATACATAGACTTTGCCGCACCTCGAGCAACGATGAGATACTGTTTTGTAACTAGACGCTTCTTAATAGTCTTCTTCGAATATTTAGCCATCTTACCATTCTTAGCAGGCTCATAAACCATTCGATCGACGAAATAGTACCATCCGAAGATCTGTTCGGCCCACAGTTTGAATGAGTCGAGCAGATGAAGATCAGATCCATCAGTGAGAGTTAGCTCGTTCTCACAATAACGAACCCATCCTTCAA